CCTATTTAAATGTCGCCCCCTTTAATGCTACAATCTGAGAATGACATTGCCGAAGTACGGAACTTCACCCCAAGCACCACCGAGTTTGTGGTCGTAGATGTGATTTCTTTAGATGAAGAAATAATTTTTGAAAGTGGTGTTGACCAATATCAAAAGATGTATGACGACATTTATTTGAGTATGGTTGGTCTTTATTACGCAATTTTGGGTCTCTTTATAATTTTGTACACAGTTTTTAGTTATTATGTTGCCATTATGTATATTTTGTTAGCATGCAGGATTCATGGTTATATAGAAACACACCGTTTTGTTTTTTCTCGACATTTTTTGACTTTGCTACGGCATCCCTCTTTAGTGTTTACCGATTTTGTGTACGTTTTACGCGGTAACTTTATTGCACAATCTGATGATTTACCCTTTGAAACAGTTGAAACGCCACTTCCGGTTTTAACGTTTTGGGAAGTTCTTTATCATCGCACGTTGCTTTATAAAAATCGCCTTAAAACTAGTGTTCCTTTGTATTGGTTACGCTTTAAGTTTGCTAGTAAATTTTTAATTTATGAAATATGTCATTTATCTTTAACAAATTTTGTTAGAATTATATTAAATCCTTTTGGAATTTTTGCTTTAGTAATTTTGAATATATTGTTTTGTACTTCACATTCAATTTTTAGTTTTTGTTCTTTTATTATATTATCATGCATAGTTTTTTATTATTATCGTAGTATTCAGACTTTACAAACAATAGCCAAAACTCTAACCAAACATCAAAGTGTTGAAGTGTTTGGATTACCCCAGCCTTTTGTTAAGCTTATCTTTAACATGTATTTTTTCTATAGTAATGTTAAGGGAAGTAAGGATTCTTCAGTATGGCTGCGCAATTGTGCGCAATTTTTGATGTCTTATCATGACGTTTTGCAGGTAAATTTTGTTTTGTCTAGTATTTTCCAATTGAATATTGAGGCCCAATCTGGGACTGAATATCTCGACAAAGCAGAAGAGTTGTTGGACAATTGGAATTCACTTCGACATTCAGATCTTGTCAATAAAACCAATAGAGTTTTTCGAGCTTTGGTCTTTGCTGGATGTGTTGGAGCAACTGGTCAACAATTTTCTTCCGATGGAATGGACGAGATGTTGAAAGCAACTTCCTCGAGCAAGTACAAGTTTAGTAGTACTGAGGATATGGTTTTTAGTATATCTCAACTTGTAGTTTTGTATTGTAGAGCTGGATATGAGTGTTTTGTTGATAAGTCTGTGAGACCTCTTTTTGTCAAGAATAGAACCGTTAGAGCACTCATGAAAGATTTTGATGAGTTGATGGATAAATATGCAAGATTGCCTGTTACTGATAAGGACACTCACAACGAATTGTTTGAAGAATCGAGAGAGTTTCTTGCCAGAGCAGCAACTCTTAGTAGAATGGAACCCACATTGATAGCTCCTATGAGAAGGATGCTAATGGATAAATATACTAAGTTGCTTAAGGAGTATAATGTTTCTTCTGTTAGAAAGCCACCATTCTCTTGTATGTTGTATGGTCAACCTGGTATAGGCAAGTCTTATATAACACAGCAAATAGCAAATTTTTATCAGAAAATTGTAACAAAGTATGGGTATTATGATCTTGAGTTTGATCCTTTTAAGAATGTTTACACCTACAATTCTTCTGATGAGTATTTTAGTGGATATAAGGGAGCCCAGCAATGGTGTATGGTTCTTGATGATTTGGGTCGTGAAACCCAGTTTATGATTAAGAGTGGCAAAACTGAGTATCTTAATGATTTATTTACTATTGTTAACACAGTTGGTGTAGCTACCAATCAAGCTGCTTTAGAAGATAAGGGTGTTATTCCTTTGATTCCTAAGCTCGTGATCGCAACCACCAATACTAAAGATATTCATGCTCATTTAGGTGTTTCTGAGCCCACTGCTTTATTGCGTCGTTTGCCATATATTATAGAACCTATTTTAAAACCTGAATATGTTGATCCCATTACTGGTATAATGAAGCAAGTGGACCATACAGTTCACGACGCTTGGTTTTTTAAGATAGACACCTATCGTATAGCGAAAGATGCAAATGGTATTCTTTATGGAACTTATGTTCGACATTATCCAGAAAATACAACCAGAGATCTTTGCACTAGCGAGGAATTGTATGCTTTTTTGGCAGACAAGATCAAGAGGCATGAAGATGCTTCAGAAATTATGATGAAAGGAATGAAGCAACAAGCCAGTTTTGAACTTTGTGAACATAATGTACCTAAGTGCAATTTTTGTTCTCAATGTGATCCTCTCGTTTCTCAGTCTTTTTCTGATTGGATCCCTTCTTGGTCTAGCCCTGCAACAGTTTTATCACCAGCCCAACGATGTATTTATAAATTGCTTGAGTATACTCATGATTATTATCCTGAGAGATATGAGAGAATGGCAGTTTATTTCTCGCAATGGCCGGATGGAAGAGCTGCAGTTCGAATGTTTCTCTTAACGCTGTTGGATAGGAATTGTCCTGGATTTTGTCAAAGGATTAGAAGGATGTCTATCGTCTTTGGTGCGTGTGCTGGTGCATATGTCATACATAAAGCTATATCATCTTTGTTCGCAGCATTCAAAGCATCAGGAAACAATTTGGAAAGTCAAGCTAATTTTTGGTCTAAACCGGAATTGCCCTCTTTTTATCCTCCTCCTATGCATAAGAGCAATAACCGACAAGAATTATTAACGTCGATCAAGCGCTCTCTTTTCCGTTTGCAAGTTGAAGGCAAAGAACCAGGGAAAGGAAGTACTATGTTTTGCTTTTGTATTAGTAACAGTAGATTTGTCACTGTTGGTCATCCTTTTCAGGAAGGAGAACAGTGGAATTGTGTAGCAGATTTTTGTTTGTCGCAGGATAGAGTTACTAGTAAGCAATCTTTTGTTCTAAAGAGAGAGCAATGTGTTTTCTTGGAAAATGATATTATGGTTTTTGAATCATGTTTGTTACCTAGAAAACATTTGTTGAAGTTTCTGCCAGTTGATATAGATGTTTTGCCTCGAGAGGCAATTATTGTTGGTCTGAGTCTAGATGGAAACCTTGAGATCGGTGAATTTCAGGGTCAACGATTTTGTACCACAGCTTACAAACATCATACGAAGATGTATAATTCTGCTGGAATCAGAGGTAAGAGAGTCGACCGCCTGTCACGTAAGGGTGATTGCGGAGCCTTGTACCTATCTCTGATTGGTGGTGGATATTGTATTACTGGCATGCATATAGCAGGTTCCCCTGTCATGGAAGAATGTGTGACTACTCAATTGTCACAAAAACTATTTGACAACCTGCCGGTTCCAATGTTAGCCATGAGTGAACAAGGTGATAACATGTTGTTTGCAAAAGGTACCTCCAGTAGTGGGAGGTTGGGCCTAGTTCCAAAGGTGTGCATCATTGGTGTGATAGCAATGGAATTTTAGCTGGATCTTTTGCCCACGGTGTAACAAGAAAGTCAAAGATTAAGAAGACACGAGCGTGTGATGAAATCTGTAGGCGAATGTCTTATGACTTACCGTTTGGTGCACCTGTGATGCAACCTTTTGAAAGGGATGGTATTTGGTATAATCCCTTTACTTTAGCTTGCGATGTTCAGGGAAATGTTTCCCCCTTTTTCAACTCTTGTGATGTATTGCATGTAGCTCATGCTATGGTACAAGAAACCACCAGGGACATTTCCTGGCTAGAGGGAGCTGAAAACAGATCCCTACATGTGGCCATAAACGGAGAAGTTGGTAATACTTATATCAACTCTCTCCCCATGTCCACCAGTGGTGGATTTTTGTATCCTGGACCCAAGAGAAGATATTTCGAGGGAGTTCCTGGTGATTATAGTTTTAATGCAGATTTGTATAAGGACTATTTAACCATGAAGAGGATATTTGCGGCTGATGAAACTGCAGGTATTCTATTCAATGGAACGTTGAAAGACGAACCTCGAAAATTGAAGAAGATACAATCTGCTGAAACTCGAGTTTTTACGGCAAGTGATGCTGTGTTTTCAGTAGTAGTTAGAGAGCAATACCTTGGAGTTCAAGCCTGTATCCAAAAGTACAATTTCATAAGTGAGTGTGCTGTATCTATGGATCATGGAACTCAATGGCAAGACATTTATGAGTATGTTTGCCAATTTGGGAAGGATAGAATAATCGCAGGAGATTATAAAAATTATGACAAGAGAATGCCAGCTGTGTTTATTAGAGCTGCGTTTTATGTTCTTGATGCCTGGAGGTCGGTGGTAAGACCTCTGGATCAGGAATCTTTACGTATTTCTAGAGCAATAGCTACTGAACTATCTTATCCTTTTACTTCTCTTAATAGAGATGTTATAAGGTTTTTCGGAGGCAATTCTTCTGGTCATCCTTTGACAGCTATCTTGAACTCAATAGCAAATTCCTTATTTATGCGATTTGCTTATTGGAAGATGGGTTACGACCCTATTACGTTTAAGCAAAGTGTAGCGTTGATGACTCTTGGTGATGATAATATCATGGGTTCTAAGCTCGATAAGTTTAATCATGTTACTATCAGTGGTGTCCTTGGTGGTCATTCAGTTATTTATACAATGGCACAGAAGGACGCTAAAAGTGTTCCCTTCATTAATATAGAGGAAGCAGATTTTCTTAAGCGTAGTTTCCGCATGGTGCGAGGTTGCATCATGGGACCTATTGAGAATGATAGTGTCATGAGATCGCTTTGTCTTTGGGAAGACAAAGGAAACGTCTCTGAAGACAAGAGACTAGCCGATTGTTATTTAGCGGCAAGACGTGAGTGGGCCTTGCATGGCTTGCATGTTTTCACAGTTAATACTACAATCATGGAAGAATTATTCGATATGCCTGAATTTAGTGGAGTGCGACGGTTCTTCATAGTTCGGCATACTTATTCCTGGGAAACAACAGTTGACTGGGTTAAGCGAAAGTTCGACAACGAGGAGGATGACGTCCTCCTTGACATCAGTGATGATGTATTAGAAGCGCAATCGGGTTTTGCGCCACTCGTTTTAGAGGGAGCTCGGCGTATACGGCTCGAGTCACCCTTAGCAGATGGTAGAACCTGTGGCACCACAGGGTCTTCCTGTGGGGTAGCCGTGGATCCACCACGGTGTTTGTATCATGATACCCTCTCCTACATCCTATACAGTAATTGGTATCCTCCACGCCGAATGGCGTATAGCCGTATGGAACCTTTAATTAAAAAACATACCAATAAAAATAAAATGGTGTTAATCCACCAAACCCTTTTTGAGGCACAGTCCTCTACAACAACCCCCATTTCTGATCAGATACAACATGAAGAGGCTATGCAACAACATGTTTCAGACATTGTTCCTACCCCTCCGATTCTCAATATTGGAGAAAGTGAAGAAGTCCGTTTAGACAAATTTTTCGATCGAAAAATATTGATTGGCAATTTTACATGGAATGTCGGC